GAAAAAGTAGTAAACCTTGGGGTTATTTTGAATGATATTTATCAAGGCACTAGTGGGAATACTGCTGACGCTTCTATAATTCCGTCTATATATGTTAGATTGGTTGAAGGCGGTACATGCACAGCAACAAACCTTAGAATTTATAGTTCGATAAGCGGTGAATACGGAAGATATATTTACCCAATATCAAGTTTAAGCAGTAGCGCGTGGACAAGAATTTCAAGAAATACCCCAACTAATATTGTTAATGAGTTCACCAACAATTCATCTGGCAACAGCGGTATGCATCTTTATGTTGATACTGGGACATGTGACGTCTATTTCTCACATGCTCAACTTGAGGAACTCCCCTCCGGTAACACAATCGGTAGCGACCTGTTCGATCAGGAGGAAACAACTTCAGTTACGAGCGGCAGCGATACTGTAACGGGGAATATTTATCGCATTGTATCTCGTTCAACACTCGATTTTACAACTGTTGGAGCACCGTCAAATGACACCGGCACTTATTTTATTGCCACATCCGCTGACACCCTTGGTAGTGGTGACGAATTAGCGCAAATAGATGCCCCCGCCAAAGGCATCCCCTACGATGCCAACACAAGCGGTCAGGCATGGCCTGGGTTGGCGGGAAGTGAAGAAGCAAGCGGCAACCCGACAGACAACACCTTTTACCGCATTATGGCCCGTGACGATGCCGATTTTACGACAATAGGCGCACCGGATAATGATGTTGGGACTTATTTCTATTCAGACGGAACAGGCGTGACGCTTGATAGTGGTGATAAACTCCGTCCCGTACAAGTCTCATGGATACCCTACAGCACCAACACGATTGAGATTGACGAGACTGAAGAAGCGGTGAAGGTGACGTATGGCAGTACAGACCAAGGCGCGTCATTAGCTTTAGCAGATGCCGCTGACCTATCGAGCAATCTTACAGCCGGTCAATGGTATCAGGTTGATTTCCAAGGAAAGTACGCGAACGGTGCAGTTGACGTTGAAATCGCTCAAAGCGATGATACGGAGCTTGCAAGTGCAACCCTGACAACCTCATGGGCTGATTACAGCCTTGTATTTAAATGCACTAATGTCGCTACGGACAAGATACAGTTCGATAATATGGCGGCGACTGAGGTTGCTTATATCCGCAACCTCTCAATCAAAGAAATCCCGCCCCTTGCCCTGCTAGAACCATCCGACTTCGCAACCGGCACCATCCCCGCACAGCCCTGCTTTGAAGCCGAAGGACTTAGCATCAACGGAGAAGGGGTGAATTTGCTGGATTATTCGGAGGATTTTAGCGAGTGGACGGCAAGCAACGTCACGCCGGTTGCCAACCTTACCGGACCAGACGGCGAAACCAACTCCGCTTACACGCTGACAGCAACCGATGCAAACGGTACACTGAAGTATACCGTATCGTCACCACTTGGCGGGACGGCAGACACTTTCGCCATCTGGATGAAGCGGGTAACAGGCACCGGCAATATCGACCTGACGGACGATGACGGCTCGACATGGACAACCAAGACGCTGACGACATCATGGCAGAGATTCAGCGTCAGCGGTACAGAAACCAATCCGGTAGTTGGTATAAGAATAGTCACCGATACGGATGCCATTGGTATCTTCGGCGCGGATTTGCGTGAAGCGCCGTATATAGACAGCTACATCCCCACAGACGGTTCCCCAGCGTGGAGGACGACAGAGGCGGGGAACGCCAGTGATGACACCGGCTATCGGTGGACGATGGGGAGTGCGGTCAAGGCGGCCTTAAGTGATGCCGTGGGAGGGGCGACAAGTGAGGGGACGTTTATATTTGATCTGATTCCTTTATTTGACGAGGCTGATGTATCTGCAGCCGGAGGAATTCTATCGGTTACAAATTCTGATGCAGGGATATTGAAGATGAACGGTGCTGGCAATATGTATTCGTCAGACGCAACCAATTCTGTGACAGAATCCCCAACTGTGTTGGCAAACGGAAGTGAGCTTGTTTATTCAATTAGATGGTCAAAAAGTAGCAACGCTTTATCGGTATCTAATAATGACGGAGATTGGGAACATTCGTCAGATTCATATGACGGTAGTTTTCCTCTTGGCAACGAACTCTGGCTCGCCTACGGCAACGAGTACCCGTTTCATATTAAGAACGTCTATATTTATGACGAGTATCAAGCCGATACTTGGCTTGAGGAATCGGGCTGGCTGACATCTGGGTGCGGCGTCGTTTCTGATATTGTTTGGGACCCAACTGCATTGTGTGGGGGTATCTTGCGGGAGTTGGCGAATTGAAATGGTTTGTTTTGCTAATAGCGGTAGTAATCGGAGGAGGTTGCTTGCAATCTGATAATTTCGATAATGGATCAATTGAGGGTTTTTGGAATATAAATTATTATGACCTCGGAACCGGTCCTCCTACTGTGGCGGCGAGTGTTACGGAGGTTGAGGGGCGGTTAGTGGTAAGCCCCGGTCAAAACTCAGGTGCAGAAGTGTATCAGCTTTCCGCTGACGGGTATGGGATGGATGGGTATCAAATTGAATGGACGGTTTTACCGAACCCGAATCTTTTCGACACATACGTTGCTGGATATTTTCGTATTGTCGAAGAAAATGATGCGCTTTTAGGGCATCACGTTTATATCAATTATGATGGTGCCAATTACGATACGGGGGAAATATCGGGATATTGGGCTACGTTTGGCGGGGTCGGATATTATGATGCTGTAGCCGTCGAGATGGACAAGCCGATTTATGTTAAAATTATTAGAGATGCCGTAACGCGACATATTGGTGCACATTGGCGTCAGGCGTTGAGCGCCCCGTGGGTTGAGATGTCAAAGACGGTTCTGTCCGGCCCGACGCCTCCGGTTTCAAGCAGTTCTGACGTTACTGCGTTTATCATAGATATTAAAAGCGAAATGGCGGCGGCTGACAATGTTCTGATCGATGATTTCATTATAAACGGCGTTCCGATGGTCGTTCGCAAAGAAGTTGTCAGGAAAAACAGCCGTATTCGGCAGACGATCCGAAAAGAGGGTGCGATTCAATGAGCGGGGAGGTGGTCAAGCTGAATAGTTTTATTGATCCGGTTGAAAAGGATTCGCGCATCACCGGAGAGGTTGAGGCTTCGTCGTTTATCGGGCCGTTGGTGGGTTTGGTCGGAGATTTGGTGAAAGTTGAAAACAAAGGCTCTCAGATAACCTTAGAGGAATTGTAAAATGTCTACCGTATTTGTCGGGGATGAGGGAACATTGATCAAGCTTTCGGTGGGTTCGGATATTTCGGATGCGACGATCACCAATATTTTGTATAGTAATTCGAGCGCGACCGGAGAGTGGGTCGGTTCTCTGGGGTCTGATAATACCAGCGTGGAGTATACTTTGCAATCCGGAGACATGGCAGTAATTGGAAGGTGGGCCTTGCAAGCGTATGTCGAAACGCCGAACGGCATATGGCATGGAGACATCGCTTATATAACCGTTAAAAATCCGGTGCATTCATAATGGGCCTTCAAGTCGAAATGGATCAGGGAGATCTAACCGGCGTCAAATTGGTTTTGTCAGGGATTAAAAACGGATACCCGAAGGTGCAGACAAGGGCGCTAAATAAGACGATGACTCATGTCATTTCTCAAACAGCAAAACAGGTAAACGCCGTTTTAAATATCAGCCAAAAGAGAATTAAAGAAAACATCACCTATAAAAAAGCGAATTGGTCAAGCCTGTCTATGTGGGTGAAGTCAACTGGAACGCCGGTTAATTTCGCGTCATTTACCGGAGTTAGGAAGTTAAAATACGGATATTCGATTCAGTTTAGAAAAGGCGGAACGAGGTACAAATTCAGGCATGCGTTTATTTGGGAAAGGCCGGTGACAAAAAAAGGTAAAGAGGTAATTGCAAAAACGATGTTTGAGCGTCAAGAATACAAATCACCGGCTAAAAAGTTTCGGCCCGATTTCCCATATGGGATGCTGCCGAAAAAATACCGGCTGCCGTTGAAGGTGTTAGACAATGTTAGGATCGAAGACGAATTGGCAAAACCGAAAGTTCTAAATGCTGTTATAAAATCGGGCGATGAATTTTATTTAAAAACATTTGATGACGAACTCGCTTATGAGTTGAGAAAATTCGCTTAATTAAAATTTCGGGCTAACTCCGAACTGATCATTCGGACTAAGAGCAATCAAGGGCTGAGTGGGGCCACTCCTTCACTCATGCCCTTTTTTGTTTGCCCGAAGGAAAAGACAATGACGATCAGAAAAGAAATCATCGCCAACATTGTGACCAGTCTCGCGGATATCAGGACCGCTAATGGGTATGTGACCGAGATCGGCACAAATGTTTTCAAGGTGCGAAAGAATTTATCGTCATCGAAATTACCGGCGATTACCGTTTGGCCTCAGTCGGAGGATAACGAAAAAATACACGGCAAGAACCGGTCAACCATGCCTATCCGTATTGAAGGAATTCTCGCTTTTACGCAAGGTGATGACCTTTCTGATCTTGCAGAAGACATTCTGGGAGACATTCGCAAAAGGATGGAAGATCTATCCGACGATGTGACCAGTGGACTTGCGGATCGCATCGAGTATCAATCCGGCGGTGTCGATGAATATCCAGAGCCGGGAGACGCGGCGGTCGTGTGCTCTGCCGTTTTTAATATCGTTTATAAAACTGTCGCGGGAGACCCTTTCTCGCAATCCTAAAAACAGGAGGAAAGAAAAATGCCGAATGCTGAAAATGCAAAGTTGATGTACGAGGCCGGTCAGACTCCGGTTGCCATGACCGCGCTGACCGATCAGGGTGATTTTAAAACCTTTAAATCCACGGCAACTTTATGGAGTGCGCGAAGCGGTTATGTGCCGAGCGTGTTGCCGAACGGTGTCGCTACCGGCGGTCTGGTTTCTGTGGCGGCAAGCGGATCAAATGACGTCATAGACATCGCGGCGCTGACTTGCTATTTGGCGGGAACGCTGACTTCTGTTAGTGCGTCAACCGACGAGGCAATTTCAAGGCCGGCTGCAAACGATTATCAAAAGTTTTCCATTACTGTGACATCCGGCGGAGCGATCGCGGTTGTTGATGGCACCGAAGGAACGAGCTTTTCTGACACAAGGGATGCCGCGGGCGGGCCTCCGTTGATCCCGACGACCTCTATCGAGATCGCACAGGTTTGGTTGTCATCTCAATCGTCCGCGCCAATTACGGCAAGCGAGATCAAGCAGACTCCTGGCGTATATCGAGAAATGTATAATTATCCGACATGGGATGTCGTTTACGGAACCGTTTCAAATGGGGTGCTCGGCTATGCGGGGGTCACGTTTCATTCCGCGTTGGCGGCGATTCATACCGGAAGTGTCGGCAAGGGTGTTTATGCCTCATATTACACGCCCGATTTCGCCGAGTTGGTTGATGCGTATGACTTCGTACCGCCGAACAATTCTCATTCGATATCGTCCAAGCAGGTTTATGGACGAACGAAGGGCGCGAAATCTTCCAGCCTGAACCAGGGGTCGTTCTCGTTCGACATGCAGGACGGCATCAGCGACAATATTCTGCAGTATGTTGACTCCAATTTGTGGTTTAAGTTCTACCAGAACCGGCTCAACTCCCCGTATATTCTGTCACAGGGATACCTCGGCATTCAGCAGAGTTTTCCGGCGGGTGACAGCATAACGGCGGCTTGTACCGTGTCGGCTGAAACGGCAGCTTTGAGAGTGACCGCATAACCAGGAGGTGAGGTGATGGGATTTAAGTCCGAGGAGTTCATGGCGTCAAGAATGGTTCCCAGGACGGAGGAGGTTGACGTTCCCGACATGGCGGAGTGGTTCGGTGACGGAGACAAGCCGGTCTGGAAGGTCAGGGGTTTAACCGGCAAAGAACTGGGCCGTGCCGATGTCGCGGCGGTCAAAAATAAGGAGTTAAAGGCGGTCCTCGACGGTTTGATGAGCAAGAATTCGAAGCGGATCACGAAGGCGATTGAAAAGATGATTCAGCCGGATGTGACCGAGGAGGACGCGAAAAGGATCGCTTACTTTCAATATGGATCGGTTGAGCCGGAAGGGTCGGAGGAATTGGCGGTTAAAGTCTGGACGGCCTTTCCGGTTGAGTTTCGGCTGATCACTAACCGTATACTGGCGTTGACCGGCAAGGGTCACGAGCCGGGGGAACCGAAGCCCTCTGGAACGACAACGAAGTCAGAAGTTGCTTAGCGTTGTGTGAGGCCAGGGGGCGTTTTCTTTATGAGATCAGGCCGGACATATTGCCGTATGACTTTCTGACCCGTACCGAGTTGGCACTCTGGGATCGATGGTACAGAGCGAAGAAAAGGGCCTGATAATAATCAGAGCCCTTTATTTTTAGGAGAAAAGACAAGTGGCTGATCTTGAAAAAACAGTTGCCGTAATTTTTCGCGGTGTGGATGAAATGAGCGGCACCGTGAAGTCGCTTTCGGGCGGTTTGGACAACTTCGCGGGGAAGGTGCAGAACGTCACGGGGCCGCTGGCGGATATGGCTACAAAAGTCTTGCAAGTCGAGGCGGCGCTGGCGGCTTTAGCTGTTGGCGGTTTGACGCTTGCTGTCAAGTCGGCGGGTGAATTCAATTCGCAGTTTGGGGAGATATCGACCCTTATCGACATTCCGAGAGACAAGCTCGATTCTTTTCGACAATCTATTATCGATTATGCACGGGTGTCGACGGCAGCCATAGAAGACATTAACGGAAGTGTTTACACGGCGATTTCGGCGGGGGTCGATTGGAAGGATTCTATATCCGAATTTATTCCGGTTGCAGAGGCGTTGTCCACGGCGGGATTGGCCCCGTTGAATGAGACAACGCGGCTGTTGGCGTCAACCATGAACGCCTATGGGAAGGAGACATACGCGGCGAGTGAGGTTTCGGATATATTCTTTACCACTGTCAAGTTGGGTCAGACGACCATTCCTGAACTGGCGGCGTCGATGGCCCAGGTTACGTCAATTGCAGCCGCGTCGGGCGTTCCTCTTGAAACGCTTATGTCGGGACTTGCGGCAATAACGGCTGGTGGCGCTGACACGGCGATGGCGGTCACACAGCTAAAAGGAATTATTACATCTATCATAAAGCCGACAAGCGAAGCAGAAGCGGCGGCAAAAGAATTGGGGCTTGAGTTCGGCGCGACGGCATTAGAAACGCAGGGCTTGGAAAAGATTTTGTGGCAGGCGTATGAGGCCACCGGCGGGAATACCGAAAAGATGGCGGAGCTTTTCGGTAATGTTCGGGCCTTGGGCGGGGCGTTGACGCTGGGGGCCGATGAAGCGGGTGTGTTTGTCAAGTCATTGGAAGCGATGGCGAACAGTTCTGAAGCAACGGCTACCGCATTGGAAAAGGTCGCTTTCGATTTCAATAACGTCAACCAGACGTTGATAAATAACCTCAAAGCCACGCTGATAGAAGTCGGTTTGCCGTTGCTGGATGAATACCGTGGGATAGCGGTTGGGATCGGGGAAGTATTCAAGGGCGTATCTGTAGGGGTCGACTCTGAGGCGTTCAGACCGGTTTATGATCTGCTCGAAAGTGCAGGGGTTGAAATTGCCGGTTTTATGTCGGAGATCGCGGGGCTGTTAAACGACCCGAATTTCTGGGAAGGCGTCGATTTCGGGCCGCTGGTGGATTCTATAAAAAGTCTGGGAGAATCGTTGCGCGGGGCGTTCGTTGCGTTGTTCGGTGATCTTGACCTGACCACACCGGAGGGACTTGCCTCTGCGATAGACAAGATTGTTGCGGGGTTGACGCTTTTAACAAATGTCACTTCGGGGATTGTCGATGCGTGGAAGCCTTTCTTATCTGCTTTGGGAAGTGCGCTTGATGCGATTCTCGAAACCGACGAGGGCACTCAGGAATTCGCAGGGAATATTCTTGGCTTGGGTCAGGCCGTCGATAAAGTTTTGGATAATATCGGCCTATTGACCGGCTCTTTGAACGTGATTGCCGGGGCTCTGAGCGTTCTTGCCGGTAAAGCGTTGCTGGGGGCCGTGGGAGGGTTTCAAAGTTTGGCGGCGGCGGTTGCTGGCATACCGGCGGTAATGGCGTCGGCGGGGCTGTCTTTTGCGGCGTTCGCGGCGAATTGGGAGTCATTGTTCGGCGGTGGGCAGGGCATCGCAGAAACGATATCGCAGATCAAAAATGAATTCAGCGTAGGGCTGACGATTTTCGCCAACAATTTAAAAGATGCAGCAAATGAGGTTCTTAACCTTGATGGACGGTCGCGGGCGTGGTGGCTGTCGCAGGGATATCTGAATGACGAACTCGAGGTGTCGCGGTTAAAAGCGGCGGCCTTGAGCAACACATATAAGGGGATCCCTGCGGCGGTTTATACAAAAATAGAGAGTGAAACCGCAACGGCGTTGGTGAAAATCAACGAGTATGAAAAGTCAATCGGGGCGATACCGGATGAAAAAAACATCATTGTCGGGGCCGATGCCGATGTAAACAAGGCCAAGGCTGCGGCGGATGAAATTATTTACCAGTTTTCGGGAAAGTATGACGCGGCTGGCAACCCGATAATGGAATTGAAAATCATCCCGGGTGCGGATTCTGCGGGGATCGCAGATGCAAAAAAAGCGATCGATGAGATCCCCACGGAGAAAATGCTCGAGATAAAATTGCAGGGCGAGATCGATAAAGAGCTAGCACGGATAGAGACACAGGCCGAGATTATTCAAACGGCGGTCGAGTGGAAGGCGAAACTTGATATCGCTGAAGCCGAGGCCGACGCGAAGAAATTCGAAGCGCTGGCGCAGACGATTTCGGAGACATTTGTTAATACAGGAGAGGTTCTGACGTCTCTTTTTGATGTCTATGCGGATTCTTCAGCTTTAGAGGGTGTACAAATCTCAAAATGGATCGAGGAGGAAAGCCGACGCCGCGATGAAATATTGACGCTTGAAAAGGAATTGACGCAAGCCCAGGTCGATATACTTAATGCCAGGGCAAAGGCACTTGAAAAAGGTGATGCTTTAATTCAAGTGACCGGTGAGGGTTTGGAGCCGGAATTAGAAGCTTTTATGTGGAAAATCCTTCAAAAAATTCAACTTAGGGTCGCGGAGGATTCCGCGTCTTTTCTTTTAGGAGTCGGATAAAATGATCGGCATATCAACGATAACGGCTGACACGGCGGGGGATATGATTTTAATGGAGTCTTCCGAATCGATTCTTGAAGATTTTGAAGCGCGGGTGTCGGTGTCGGCAACTCTCGACGGCGGCGGGATCATATCGCATTATGGCTTTTCGGAAAGTGATAACCGGCTTGAGATCAAGGCCGACCTAAATACGGCTGAAATTGAAAAGCTCAAGGCGATTTTCAAGACTTATACCTATTTGAATATCAGTACCAGCAAGGGAATTTTTAAGGGTGCTATTAGTCGCTTATTTCCCAATGATGGTCTGGTCGAAATGACAATATTGATCGAGGAAAAGTACGCATAACGAACGGAGGAAAAAATGGAAAAAGCGGGTTTTAGCGCAATAGCCGATGCGGAAGTCATTCGGCACAGCAACTTGGTTGGCAAAATGGCTCTGGGGTCGGTTTGGCGGTGGGAGCATTTTCGCAAATTTAATGGCGTTCATTGCAAAATCGATGAGTGGGAAGTGCCGAATATCATGACCGATGAGGGGATCAATTACATCCTTGATGCGGCGTTGTCGGGGTTGACTCCCATCACTACATGGTATTGCACGGTATTTGAGAACGATTACACGCCACTTGCCACCAACACATATGCAACCCCTGGGTACACGGAGTGTACGGCGTATGATGAAGCGACAAGGCCGCAATGGAGCGAGGCGGGGGTATCATCGAAGGTCATTACCAACAGCGCAAGCAAAGCCACGTTCACATTTAACGCCACGAAGACAATCTACGGCGGCGCATTGGTCGGCGGCGGATCGGCACCGACCACGAAAGCCGACACGGCGGGCGGCGGCAAGCTAATTTGTTCGGTGCAGTTTACCAGCGGGAGCAAGTCGGTTGTCTCCACGGATGTGCTCAAAGTAACCGTAACCGTAACCGGATCGAATGTGACTTAAAATGGGCATTTGGGATGATGATTTTACCGGTTCTGACGGTGATCCGCCGGATTCTTCCAAGTGGGAAGTGATTCAGGATGATGAAAGTGCGTTTGATATATCGAGCAACACTTACCGGCTCGATGTAAGCCTCAACGGTACGGATGAAATCTTACGCTGGATGACCGCCGGCCGCTGCGCATTCGATGGTGATTTTGACATCCAGATAGATTTTCCTTCGAAGTATTGCTCGTATACAAATGGCAGCTGGCAGATTTACAGCTTCGGGATTGCAACGGCTGAACTTGATATCTGGGAAACTATCGGGTTGAGACATTATAGCGGTTATTCCTATCAACCGTCTGTGTTTGGGTCGTATGCCAGCGGAAGCCCTGAAAAGCTAATTGATACAGGGGCCACCTTGGGATTTACAAAGATCCGGTTTACCCGCAGCGGGTCTGTGGTAAAGGGTTTTTTGTGGGACAGCGGCGAATCACAATGGGAGTGGGACGGAGGGACCGATGGGTACACGTTCACAGGGATAGAAGACGATTACACGATTCGCCCATTTATCTATTTGGCCGGTCGGAGGGTATCGGGCGGTGTAACCGTACATTGTGCTTTCGACAATTTTCTTGTGAATAGCGGTACGGCTTATGCCCTGCCTTATTATGGTTCGGTTGACGCGGGGGTTGGCTTCAATGCCGTGGTAGACGGTTTTAATGAAAATGGCAATGTTGAGGCCGAGATGGGCTTCAATGCCACGGTGGATGCCCAGACCGATTGGGCCGATATTCAAGAAGACTTAGGGCTCAACGCAACCGTCGAGCCGAACGGAAGTATTTATAACGTCAACAATGCCCTGAATTATGTCGGGTTTAAAGCCACGGTGGATGCGTTTGTGGTCAATGTTTTTGCCGATGCCGGATTAGGTTTAAATGGCGCGGTGGATGCGGATTATCAGACCAAGTGGATGGCGGCGGGTATCGGTTTTAAAAGCGGGGCTGACGCGCATAGGGAATATCCGCGCGAAGTAAGCGCGGAGGTCGGTCTTAATGCCGTCGCGGACGCTTACAATTATTCGTTATGGATTAAGGAAAATCTCAGCCGCGCCACGAAGCGGTTTGCGCTGACGATCACCGGCACACCGGATGGCGTCGCGGACACGGAAGTGAAAATCATTACTCTCAGCGGGAGGAAAAGAACGGACGCCAAAACATACATCGGGGCGGTGGTGCCATACGAATATGTGGGTGATATCACCGCGAGGCCGAATGGCGAAATGGTTGTCGAGGCGGTTTACATGGTCGGTGGCGTGGAGTCGTTGCGCGAAGAAATTTTAAGGGCCACCATTGATAATGTGGACGATAACAAGGGGGCGCGTAATAGGTCGATTACGTTGACCGGATACAAAACAGCTTCTTTCGGGCCGAAGGATGTTACGCTGACAAAACCCAATTATCGGAGGGTATCGCAGGGGCTTTTGCAGTATCGGTTTGTTGATGTCGATCTGTTTTTAAATCCTGGCGATTCGCTAACTGTGGGCACAGATACTTTCACGGTGGGTAACATCACATATTATATCAATCCGAATCGGGCGCAGATGGATGTCTTTGAGGCTGAGGTGTAGCGGAGTGGGCAAGGGTATCATAAAAGCCAATGTTGGCGGTGGACAATATATTGTTGAGGTCGTTTATGACCGTACAAAAATCGATGCCGAGCTGACTGCGCTGGCGACCAAAAAGACAAACCTTGAAGGAAAAAAAGCCGGTGCGTCGGAGGAAGAACTTAAAAGTATTAATCTACAGATTTTGTCTATCGATAAGCGTACCGCATTTCTGACCGAAAATTGTCCTCAGAATGTTCAATTGTCGATGTATTGCGCCGACTTTACAAGCGACTTGGCGATAGATGCGGTAGTCGGGCTGATAGAAATTTCGAGGCAGTATCGTTATGCTTTATTGGTTGGCGGTGAGGTTCGCTACCGTCAACTTTTCGTAATTCAGCCAGGGTACGGCGGCAATGCGGCGTACAGTTCGGAGCGTGATGGCATTTTAGGTTACGCCTTTTCAATGTCTCCTTCCGGTTTGTTCTACAACATGGCGATGTCGCCGGGGGCGATGCGCTGGAAACCGCGCTACAGGGTGGGCACAATTCAATCTGTCAATGGCGATTATGCCGATGTGAATTTAGAGGATTACGTTTATCTGGCGGACGCCGATTCGCCGAGGGTAGACATTGACGATACCACGAAATTGGAGCTTGAGTCGGTTCCGATTTCTTATATGGACTGCAACGGGCTGGCCTTTGAGGACGGAGACGAAGTCGTTATAGAATTTCAAAATAACGATTGGAATCAGCCGAGGGTGATCGGGTTTGTCGGGCCACCGCAGGAGTGTTCGGAGACGAGATACTATTCGGTCATGTTTTTTAAACCATCTTGGGGCAGTTCAGATTTACCCGACACGGTTTTTCAGGTATCGGGCGAAAAGTACTTTTTTAAGATTATATCAACGGGCGATATTGTGTGGGTGACGGAAGGCGAAGCTGCATCCCAATGCAATTCGGATGATTGCTGGAACTCTACTTCGATTCGGTCATATGGAACGCTGTTCCGGTGGTTTCACGATGCTGGCGAGGGATGGAAAGTGCAAGGACAGGCCGGACAATTTATTTGTGAAGGGTCCCTACACGAAAAAGATTATTTGTCGGAGCCAAACCCTCCGGATAACTTGGGAGTTTTTGACCTGCAATATCCGGATCATTCCAAGGCTTACCCATGGATGGGGGATGGCGTGCATTCAGGCGCACCGGATTTTTATTACCGTTATGAAATTGATGGCGAAGTTTTTTTGATCTGGTCGAGCCTGTTGGCGGTTGGGTTGTGTACTCGATACCACACCAAGTCCTTCATTAAAAATAATGTCCGCAAGGTTCAAACCGAAGTTTATACCGACAAGCGAGTTGGAAGTTATTCTGTCACATACAGGTCTCAGGAGCCGCTGGCAATTCCTCGTCGCGTGGGCGGGTTTGTAAACAATTTTGCCCAGGTGTATGTACCTTACCTTCTTTGGCCCTATTCACACAGTTATGGACCGGACGGTGAATTTGGAGGAACTTCAGGGCCATATAATCTGATTCATTACCACACATCACCGCCCTATGATGCCTATGAAAACCCTGACATTGCCTATTATATAGATTTTTTTAACCTTGACAAAGAGGAACATGATACATGGTGGCCTGACCATGTCGTCTATTTTGCCGAAATTCAAGTTGGCTTCTATCCTGATGGAAATCCAATGTTTGAGCAAGTGGGGGCAACTGAAACCGTTCTGGTTAACAATTCCTCCTGGGATTGGGACGAAGGCCCGTGCGGATTGACGGCTGGTACAGAAACGAATTCATACGAAAAGGCCTGTTCAATCGATACGGAAGGAAACTCGGTCGGGGCTATAATTGGGCCCAGTCCTTATCTGGTATATCAAACACCGGCAGGATATTACGATTCTGAGGGCCTTTTACATGATGACAGCCAGGACGGTTGGGCGCCTGAGTCAATCGGTTTTTCTTCTCCACGTGGTTATTTCGGAGAAAGCGTTCAGACGGTCGTTAATCCTCCAACCTGTTTTGTCAGGTGGGAAAATGAAAGAGCGGTGTCACAAGGAGAAGAATATACAAAGCAATCGTCTGATTTTCCGGTGGAGGTCGATAACTATGATTCGGACAATGAAATTTTTATCGAACTAGAAACGTATAATCCTGAATTCGTCGGAGATTATGGCGAAAGAATAACCAGGGTTGCGTGGGAATTATATATCGACCCTGAAAACCCAGATGCAGAGCCAACCATGCTCATACTTTGGGTGGATTTTATTCAGACATCGATGGATGGCAACACTTTCCCGTATCCGTTAACTACATACGACAACAAATATCTGATTGCCGTTATAGATCGGTCAACAGGAGAAATTTTGGACAGCAATGTTTACACGGGGCAGTCTAGTGGTGGGATGGATATAACCGACCAAGGGAAATACATTTTTAACGAAGAATATTTTGACGCGGCGGCGTATGCGGCAGCTATGGAAGCCAAAAGAACCGAGGTTGGGGCTACTTATTACCGTGTTTTTAATCTGGTGAAGAAATGATCGAAGACCAATTCAACCTTGAGATATATGACGGCATATTCAGGGATCACCGTCAGACGGTGCAGTTCTCCGGTGAGGCCAAAGCGGTGATTGAGATCGACCCTAAAGAAAAGACGATCAAGACAAGGTGCCATGGCTTGGTCAGGGAGCACAATTTCAGTTTGGAGGAAAAGACGCATTTTAAGCATGAGTTTCGGGTGGTGAGTTCAAAGCGGCTGGCACGGGATGTCTTTCCGGTGCGAATAGAGTTCAATGGCGAAAATTATTTCTTACGGATCACACACAACAATAATCTGGTTCTGACGAAGTGATGAAATGGAACAAAGGCCGAACACTTGCGTGATGTGTCCATGTTGCAATGGTCGAGGAGTTCTACCGTTAGCGCGGAACAGTTATCGTGACCCTGATTTCAAGCACTGTCCGGTATGCAACGGAAAAAAGCTTTGCAGCCTGTCTGAGTTCGAAGCATACATGAAAGCGGTGGGCGATGATAACGAATGCTACCTGGAAAATTAGATGGAATCGCTAATTAAATTGGCTGTCGAGGTCATAAAGATAGTTAAAGATCCGGTTCTGCTGTTTATAATCGTGGCGCTTGTGTATCTGCTATGGCACAAGGAAAGATGTGTCACCAAGGAGCTTGAAAAGATGAGCGAAAGACTTACGAGGGAGATGTCATGCGTTACGAAAATATTATCAAAACAGGTGACATTGTTGGAAGTGACAATTTTCGGTCATGGGAAGGAAAACCGAAAATGACACGATTTTGGGGTAAGTTTATAAAAAAAATTAAAGGAATTGCGGAGTGCGATATAGAACATTGTTTGTTGCCCCGAAAAGTGAAAAACAACTTAAATAAAGCCCAGAAGAATATCGACTCGATTAGCATGGAGCTAAAAGACATGGACAAGCGCATGGACCGGCTCATGGCGACCTTGGACGGAGAAGACAAATGGTTTCGGGAGGAGCGGTAATCATGTTTGACGTTGCACTGTTCGTCTATATCTGGACAAGCCTTGCTTGCTGGTATGGGTTCGGACTTTTTTTGTGGTGGTGGATAAGACAAAAAAAGGCAAGCAAAGTCTATGTTTACATGACCTTCCTTTTGGCGGGGATAGGCTACGCGACCTCGATGGCTGGTGTGTCCAGGGTTTTTTTTCTAGGTGGTGATTATAATGCTGTGCATAGGCTTTTGGATAGTCGATTATGGGAATACCGGCTATTCCCGATGGCGATCATACTGACCGTTATAGTGGTACGCATGACGATGCGGATTAAAGAAAACAAATTGTGGAGGCCAAAAAAATGAAAAAAATATTGTTTGTCACGTTGATTATTTTTTTTAGTGCTGCCGGTTTTGTTTTTGCTCAGAATTGGCATACCGCCAACTCGGTACAAATCGCGTGGAACGAAGTCACGACCAACGAAAGCGGGGATCAGATAGACCCTGCCGAGGTGTCTTATGTGGTGTATATGTCGAACGCGACAACAGATCCTGAAAAGGCGAATCCGGTGGAGGTCGATCAATCTACCAACACGGTATCGACGATCACGCTGAACACGGAGGGCAAATATTTTGTCGGGGTCAAGGCTATCCGGACGGTCGGCGGAGAAGTGGTCGCGGAATCTGCTATCGCATGGTCGGATAATCCCTTATATGTCGGGGCGGCAAATGAATTCGGGGTTCAGTATTTTTTGCCTCCTGCAGCGCCAACTGGCCTGCGTCCTCAGTGATGACGAAGGCCGAAAAAAGATACATCCGGCGTTTGATTGTGCGGATGTATTATTTCGGGGAATTGGACGAAATTGTCACGCGGTTGTGCCATATGGTGGGGTGGGCGTCTGTCGTTACGGGGCATATCGATGACGACCAGCATCAGGAAATCGCAGAATTAGTGAGGGAGCATTATGCCGAAGTTCTCCAGAATTAGCCATGACAGGCTGTACACTTGCGACACATCGCTGATCTGCCTGTGTGAGGTTGTGATAAGGGAGATCGACTTCAGCGTTTTATGCGGTCATCGAGGAGAGGCCGAGCAGAACGAAGCGTATCGTACGGGGCGATCAAGTAAGCGGTGGCCGTATTCAAAACACAATGGGGAACCGTCCTGGGCGGTGGATCTGGCCCCGTATCCCATCGACTGGAATGACACGGCGCGGTTCGCATGGTTCGCGGGTTATGTGATGGCGAAGGCCAGGGCGATGCACATCGATATTAGGTGGGGCGGTGATTGGGATCGGGATACTTTCACCACGGATCACCGGCTGATCGATATGCCGCATTTTGAAATCGTTAAAACGAACGGAGGCTAAACATGGAATCTATTATTGATCGGTTGCCGTGGCCTGCGCTTGGACCGGTGATTTTTATTCTGCTGGCGGTGCTGGTGATGGTGCTTTTAATGGTCTGGGGGCCGCAGGATAAGGTCGGCGATATCGCCTTTTTAATCGTCGGGGCGGCGCTCACGAGGGTCAAATTCGCCGGAACCGCTGACACGACAAGGGAGGATACCAACAAATGATAAGGAAATTTATACCCATAGGGCTGATAGCTTTAATGGTGATCGGGGCGTGCACGTTCGATAACCTGAAACCGGTATCGGAGATGACGCCGAAGGAAAAGGCGGCGTTTTTCATGGCGATGTATAACGCGCAGGATATAAACTACCGGACGATGGCGGCGATGCCGAATTTGACGGAACCGCAAAAAGAAATGATGCGCGAGAAAAAGATGGTGCTTACTCAGGTATATCCGTTGATTTCGGTTTATGTGTCGTATGTCGATCAGGGGGCGGCTCCGTCGCCGGAAACCGAAAGGCTGATCGTTGAGAACCTCGACCGGGCCGCGGCCATGGTCGTTAACCAATAACCGTTTATGGAGGATGAAAAGGAGACAGGGAAATGGAAGCTTCAATCGTCGTTGGTCTGGTCGAGGTCGCAAAAGTTTTCATCCAGGGATATTTTCGTTTGATGCAAATGGCGGGGATGTCACCGGAGGACATCGAGGCTCATTACGCGGAGCAGAAAAAATATTTCGAGGATCACCCGCCGGAAACTCTGCCGGATGTTTGATGGTGGATGAGGGGCGGTGGGTTATTCCCCCGCCTCCCGCCGGTCGGCGGCTGTTATTTAACCATTGCCATCGCCATAGCCATAGCCATCGCCATCGCCATAGCCACAGCCATCGCCATAGCCATAGCCATCGCCATAGCCAGAGCCATCGCCATAGCCATCGCCATCGCCATAGCCAGAGCCATAGCCATCGCCATAGCCATAGCCATAGCCAGAGCCATAGCCATAGCCATAGCCATAGCCAGAGCCAGAGCCATTGCCAGAGCCATAGCCATAGCCATAGCCATAGCCGACTCCATGGTTTATTTTTTCCATACTGGCACCTCTGATAAATTTTTAACGGCTTTTTCCGTCATCGGTATTATTTCAATTGCTTCTGTTAGTGTGATTTCGGGTACGGCAGGTGGGATCATGGTCTGCTTTTTATCTGTAACCCCATCAATCGCCACTTGAGATAACGATGCAGCACCGACCCATTTCCATAAACGCTTTGCATTTTTTAATGTAACCAACTTCCCATCATTGCTTTGATATGCCAACTCTCCAAAATGCACTCCCGCACTGTGTGTGCGAACTAAAACGATGTTATCTGTCATCTTTTCTTTTTTCACATAAACTTCTCCGTCAATGATAACCTCATTTTTCATTTTCATTCTCCTTTGTTATGCGTTGGTATTTAGCCGCCTTACGTAGGGCGGCTTTTATCTTATAAATTTTATCTAATGCCTTATCCGCTAAATTGTGGTTTCCGCCAAGACGATAAGCAGATAACAACATATCTTTTGCCTTGACGAGTTCTTTGTATAGATCCCTCTCTCGTTCAACGGCGGCGAGGCGGTCTTTTAAAGCATCACGATCTAATAAAAGTTGGTTCGTATGACCTGATAAATCAATCATCGCTCCTCTTCCCCCTCCCCGCCGGTGTCATTCATTTGATATTCGGGTGATATAACCATTAATCAAATCAATATCTTAACACTATATACCCCTGCTTCGACTCCGGGTGCCGCCTTGCCAAAACAAAAAGCCATTGTGCTTTGAACAGTTCTTGAATATACTGTTCGCCCAATGGCTTTTAATAATATCAACTTGTTATGGCGGAAGTGCATGGGAATCGAATACATACAGTTAAAATTTTTGCCTTATTATTTTAATTGGTTAGCCGGTCTTTAAATCGTCTTTGGACATATTTTGAATAGATACGACCTTTCGCTCTAACAACCTTCGCCTTTCTTCAATCTCAGTAGCCGCATACCGCTTTACCGCTTCAAAACTTTTCCAATCTCCCGCTCTTTGCACTTGATCGAGGCTATAGCCAGACTCGTTTATCATTTGGCTGGCGGTCGAGTGCTTGAGCCCTGCGTACATCCTAATTGATTCTCCAGCTCTTTTACAGCCAGATTGCCACATTTTAGACAAAACTCCGTGTGAATATCGGCGTCCTTTATACCTTGACCTTGGGTTAGTGAATATAAATGGGCTAAAACCATGTCTAAGTCTGTGCATAAATTGTTTAAATTCGCTGTGGCAAGGGATAACGCTTTCTTTACCCGTTTTAGTTCGTTGTACGACCTTACGAGCTGACACAGATCGTCGTATGATAAAACAATCGGTTGACTCATCGTAATCCTCCCATTGTAACGCCATCGCCTCACAGGGCCGTCTGAGGTGGTATTTCAACCACCAGAATATAGGCTGATGCTCCTCCGATATCGCGCTTATTATTTTGATCTGCCGGAGTTCGGGCAGCCATTTGATGGTTGGCTCTTGAACCCTTATCCGTGGGAAAGGCGGAACGGCTGGTATACGGCTTGACCTCCAGGCATAATCGAGACAGGTATGGAGGCAATACATGACGTTTTTTATTCCTTTTGGAGTTCGATCAATAGAGTTTTGCAATCGCTGGAGAGTATCATACTGAATTTCAGAGAGCTGGCATCCGGCTTGTTTAAAAAATGGTTCAAGATGGTTTTTGATCGAGTTTGCGTAATCCTTGTAAGTGGCCGGAGATAGATTTCCCCTGACGGACTCCAGCCAATCCCATAAATAAGGGATCGTGTCTGTTTCTCCGAGCTTGTATTTTCTAAACAGTCCCCTGCTTGACACTCCATTTTCGACATCTCCCTGCATGGCGCTGAGAAGCTTTGACGCCATGTTTTTTGTTTCGCAGATTAATCCGCGATAACGGGTAACGTTGACGCCTTTTCTTAAGTGCGGAAAATACCATTTGACATACCATGCCCTGCCGTCATGCCGACGGTGAATCGATCCTGACATACACACCCCCATGTGTTCGTTATAGTTGCCCTTCTTGGGGGTGCTCTTATATGCGCGGGTGGCGGTTGTCAACTTACCTGCCCAGCTCGTTCAGCGGAGTGACAACGCATTGCCAGTAATCCCATCCTGCAGTCCGGCTGTTGTGGTCAAAGAAAACTTTCTGAAATTTTATCTCTTGGCAGGGAGGGCAAGGCGTAGCTGATTCGGTGATGTGATTGTTCATCGCCATCCATGCCCAGCCGTAGCCGATGGCGATGCCGATCAAAGTTACAAAAAAATATTTGAATACGGGATTTAAGAAGCGGTCCATTGTGGACTCCTTTCGTCGGAGTCCGGCAGGCGGAAACAAAAACGCCCAGCCGGATAAACCGGTTGGGCTTTGGTGCGGAAATCGATTAGCGTGGCAGGTGAATCGTTACATAATTAGGCCGCTGGTGTCAAGTCTCTATGACAAGTTTTACAAACGGAGGCATCGCCCGGTATTTCCTCCCGGCAATGTGGGCAAAGCTTGATAGCTCCAGATTTAATCTGGCTTTTTTTAATTGCGTTCTGAATAATTGCGATAACGATGGCGACTGCGACAATAATAAGCATGGCTTTAATCATCTTTTTCGCTCCTTCGCTTGTAATATGCGACTTGTTCTTTTAATTCTTCAATAATTTTATTCTTTTCGTCAATGATTTTATAGAGTTCAAAATTCCTTTTTTTGCCGTACTCTGTAAAAATCTCACGACATGGGCCCGGTATGTGCTCGGCGTCGATATCGGCTGAGAAGCCGATTGACGATTCTAAGTGCTTGTCATTTTCATTTTCATAAAACCTTCTTACATCAACACCAAAAAAACCAGCGATTCTTCCGAGCTGTTCTGCATCTGGCACGGCCTTTCCCGTTTCAAATCTACTTATTTGACCCTGATCTATACCAACCGCATCTCCAAGCCTTGTCTGGCTTATCCGCTTTTTCTTTCTTAGGTCAGTAATATAATTATGACGAAAATCCATATTTAATATGTTGACAGGCTTAAATTCTATGTGATATTGTAGTAATTATGAAACCGAACGAATACATAAAACACGTCAGAAAATCATTGGGTATTAATCAAACAGATTTTGCCCGACTATTGTTCCCCGATAAAAACCCTCAAGTAGCACAAAGCTATGTCTCAAGATATGAGCGAGGCGAGTTTATGTTTTCAGCCGAAGTTCTGTTGAGATTACAAGCCCTTGATTCAGATATGCAACATTCACATAACGATTGTCAAGGAAAATAAATGAAACGGATTAAATGCCCGCACTGCGGAACCTGCGGACGGTCATCTGATTTTGAATGTAAATCGATCATCAACCACCAATGGAAATGCGATTTTTGCGGGTGCCTGTTTGCTACAAACGGCAATCCGGTTCAGATCATAGCCTTGGAAGACAAGCAATAAAGCAACAGCGGCGGCACCGCTCGTTCCCCTATCGGACGCTCTAAGGCTACCCGATGTCAACGGCGGCAGCGGCATAACAACCATAAACCTGGGCTTTGGTGCGTGAAGTCGGTTAGCGTGGCAGCGAATCCTTCCTCACCACAAGCTCCAAAAGGTCCGCTCCGGCGGTAGTTGCTCAATGTTTCACCCCCATGAAAAACCGCCGGGGCGGGCCGACTTACGAAAGGAGGCCACCATTGTTGTCATTCATCGTCGGATTATTCATCGGAACTTTTTTAGGCCTATTCATCCTGGGCTTGTGCAGTGTGGCGCGGTGCGACAGGTGCGAGTTTAGGGAGGAGGGAACGTGGAAAAATTAGACCAACTTATACAGGAAGGTGCATCACTAAAGATGAAAATCGCCGCGATGTCGCAGCGGCTAAAAGAGGTTAACCAAGCCATTGCACCAAAAGCCGAATTTAAAGACGGCAGCAAAACCGGGTATCTTGTCGGCGGTGGATTTAAGGTTAAGGTCGTCAATCGTGAAAATATGAAGTGGAACCAAAAGAGCTTAGAAACGGTTCGTCAGCACTTCAAGGTCTTTGATTCGGTTTTTAAATCTGAATTCAAACCAAAATCTTTCAAGGATCTAAAAGAGGCGATGCTCCGTGATGCGGAGTTTGAAAAAGCGGTCAACTGGGCCAGGACCGTCACACCGGGAGCGCCGACGATAACATACGAGGAGGTGGGCGATGGCTCTTAATCCAATTACACAAGAGAGCGCAGATCGCATCTGTGCGCTCGTTATCGGCAAATATGGGCTCGGCAAAACATCGCTTCTACGGACCATGCTTGGTCAGGAGTATACCAGCGGGGGGTGGAAACAGGTCAGTGATCCGCCGGAAGAAAAGGTGTGCGTCCTGTCCGCCGAATCGGGTCTTTTAGCCGTCCGTGATCTGGTAAAGGCTGGACTGGTCGAAGGATATGAAATCGGCAGTCAGCAGGAATTTAAAGAAGCGTATCAACTTCTGGCGACCACGCAGGAAATGAAAGACCGGTACGGCTGGATATTCATTGACAGCCTGACCGAAATATCCGCCCGGTGCGATCAGGTTATGCGCGAGAAGTATTCAGACCGGTCGAAATCGTTTAACCGGTGGGACGATTACTATGCCACCATTCAGTTAACGGTTAAAGGCTTCCGGGATCTGAAGGACTATTCCGTTGTTTTCACATGCCTTGAGACAATCAATAAGGACGAATCCAACCGGCGGTATCCGGCTCCGGATGTCGTCGGACGCGGCCTTAAAGAAAAGCTGCCGTCGTTTTTCGATGAAGTGTTTTACATGCAGACCACAACTGACGATGACGGCAACGAATACCGCGTGTTCTACACTCAGCCGATAAATGAGTATCCGGCCAAGGATCGCTCCGGAAAACTGAACACAATCGAAAAACCGAATCTTTTATACATAAAAAACAAAATTTTGGGAGGTTAACACCATGGCACAATTGAACGCAGACCTATCTAACTACGACACACAGGAAGGATTCGATGTTTTGGAACCCGGTTGGTACGAGGCCGTCGTCTCCGATTCAGAGATTAAAGATGGAAAAAACGGCAGCTACATCCAATGGACATGGGAAGTCGTCGGGAAACCCAATCGCCTTTGGGATTACATGAGCCTGGGAAATGAAGTGGCCATGCAGCGGTTGAAAACAATGGCGGCTTGCTGCGGTCATTCCAATTCAAACTTTTTGGCAGATACCGAGGAACTGCACGGCAAAAAGTGTCTTCTGCGGCTTAAAATTCAGAAAGACGAGGGATACGAGCCGAAGAACAAAATCACATCATTTAAACCTATCGAGAAATCAACGACTCCGCAACCGCCACCGGTTGAAAAGCCAACCGCACAACCTCAACAAAAAATGCCATGGGAATAGTCCTGCGGCAATATCAACAGGAGGCGCTGGATACCATCATCAGCGCCATACCTGTGCAGAACAATATCCTGACAATGGCGGCGACCGGTGCAGGTAAAACTATCATTTTCTGCAAGCTGATTGAATCGCTTCTTTCCCAATGGCCAAAAATCAGGATTGGCATTCTGGCGCATCGCCGGGAGTTAATCGGTCAGGCGCAGGATAAGCTGATAAAAGTATGGCCGCAAGCGCCGATTGGCATCGCGTGTGCGTCAACCGGTGTGTCAGTGGATACGGAAAGGCCGGTTGTCATCGGATCAATACAAACACTGGTAAGGCGTGTCGAAGAGACAGAGCCGTTCGACATCATTATTGTCGATGAGGCGCACCGGATACCGCCGATGAACAAAAAGAGCCAGTATCAGATATGGCTGTCTGCGATGAAGAAATATAATCCGAATGTGCGCGTTTTAGGATTCACGGCAACACCTTTCCGCCTCGGTCACGGTTATATTTACGGTGACATCAAAAAGCCGGAAAACGAGAATCTGTTTCAATCGCTCAGTTACCGCATCGGGATTAAAAAGCTGCAGGACCTAAATTATCTCACCCAATATCGAGCCAAAGAAGTCGTAAACATCCAATCGGAACTAAAATCCGTGCGCGTGTCCGGAGACTTTAACATCAGGGATCTGTCCGATGTAATGAGCAAGCAGGAGCATGTCGGATCGGCGGTAAGCGCCGTTGAAAAATACGCTCCGGATAGAAAAAGAATCGTCGTTTTTTGTGTGACAATAGATCATGCCGAAAAAGTCAAAAAAGCATTCGGCGGTCAGGCCGCGGCTGTGCATTCAAAGATGCCGCTGGCGCAGCGGGACATGATCCTGCGGCAGTTTGAAGCCGGTCGTATCAGAGTGTTGTGTAACGTCGGTGTTCTTACCGAAGGGTGGGATTCCCCGGCGGTGGACTGCGTTGTCATGTGCCGACCAACGAAGTCGGCGGCGCTGTATGTGCAGATGATCGGCCGTGGTTTGCGTCCGCATCCGGATAAAACCGATGTTTTAATCCTCGATCTGTCAAGCAACTGCAGCGTTCACGGCGATCCGGATTCTCCGCATGTGCCGATACCAAACCGGAACGGCAATTCTGATCCGATATTCAAGTGCTGCCCACAGTGCTTTGAATTGAATCCGGTCGGGGCGAAAATATGCAAATCCTGCGGCTACGAGTGGCCGGTTGAGGTCAAAGAGCAGAACGGCACACCGGAAATGAAGGACGTTATTTTCAACCGCAAACCCGAATCTATGGTGATGGAAATTCAGCACTCCACCATCGAAGATTTTATCAGCAAAAAGGGGAACCGGATGTTGAAGCTGTCGCTGGCGTGTCGGTTGCCCGACAGTGTGGTGACGAATTGGGTGAACGAGTTTTTTGACTTCGAAGGCAACGCCTCCGGATGGACGAAGGGCAAAGCGCGGCGCGTTTGGGGTGCGCTTGTTGGAACTGAGCCGCCGGAGTCGGTTGACGAGGCGATGAACCGTCAAGGAGAATTGATTATGAGCCTTCCGGACAAGATAGAGGTTATCGAAAAAGGTAAGTGGATGAATGTTAACTACTGGGGCGTGAGGCCGTGGAATGATGTTAGATAAAATAAAAGAAGATCTAAGTTTCTTAGACAAGTTGGATACAGAGGAAAAAATAGAACATATAAATTTAATAAAAAAAATGTTGTCAGATTATTCTCCATTTAAAAAAGAACCGGTTGACTGTGTGCTTTGGATAAAGTCAAGTGAAGTTACGGCGAATGACTATAATCCGAATAAAGTGGCTCCACCGGAAATGAAATTGCTGGAACATTCAATCAGAGAAGATGGGTACACACAACCAATCGTTACATGGAAAAACTGCACAAAATATGAGGTTGTTGACGGATACCATAGAAATAGAGTCGGAAAAGAAATTCTCGATATTAGAAGCCGAGTAAAAGGATATTTGCCGGTAACAATTGTAAATTCAGATAGAACAGAAAAAAATAATCGAATTGCTTCAACCATAAGGCATAACCGAGCCCGTGGAAAACATACCATAGACGGTATGTCTGATATTGTTGTCGAGCTAAAAAGAAGGAATTGGACAGATCAAAAAATAGCAACTGAATTAGGGATGGACCCTGACGAAATATTAAGGTTGTGCCAGATAACCGGTTTGGCTGAAATGTTTAAAGATAAAAATTTTTCTATGTCGTGGGATATCGAAGATAATACTTTCGATGATGATTTTGATCAGCTTTCGGATGACATAGAAACCTATGGTGACGAAACAAACGATTTCAGAACAATAAATACAAATGACGGCAATAGGATATTTCACAAATGGGATAAATGGGAGTGCTACAAGGCCGGATTCTACGATACCAAAAAACCAGGGATGACAAGAGAACAGTGTGAAATTGTATATCGAGATTTTTTGTCTGATATAAAATTGTTTTCGGAAACATTAGAGAAGGTAATAAAAGAATGGAAACATTCTTGTGAGCATTATTTAACCAATGTTTCTTTTAACCGTATTGCATGGCTTGGGCAAGCGTCATGTTGTTATGCGAAAGGGATACCATCAAAATATAGAAGTGGATTCAATCTCCTTTCGGATGAACAGCAAAAGAAAGCCAACGAAACAGCGTTAACTTATTTAAATAAATGGCTCAAAATAAACGGGATGAAAAAAGTAACGATGGAAGAAGCTTTGGGAGGCGGTCGTCAAGTAGACCTGTATTGATATGGATAAAATATATAATAGCGTCGATGTTTTAACTGCTGCCAGAAGCCGGATAAAAATTGTATTTGATAATTTTGAACGGATTTATTGTGCTTTCTCCGGTGGAAAGGATAGCACCGTTTTAATGCACCTGATAATGGAAGAAGCGGTAAAAAGAAAAAAGAAAGTCGCGGTAATGTTTATTGATTTTGAAGCGCAATATCAGGAGACAATAAAACACATTTATAAGATGTTTTCTTTATATAAAGAATATATTGACCCACACTGGATATGCGTTCCTATGCGGCTAAGAAATGCTGTTACCAATTTTGAGCCACAGTGGGTATGTTGGGACGAATCAAAGAAAGATATGTGGATAAGAGAAAAACCGTTTAGCTGTAAAACAGAACAAGATTACCCTTTTTGTTTGCCGGAAATGGAGTTTGAGGAATTTATTGTTTTATTCGGTGAGTGGTATTCGCAAAATAAGATGACCGCCGGATTTATTGCCATACGAGCGGATGAGAGCCTACACCGACATTGCGCGATAGCAACCTGGAGAAAAGAAGGTTTAATGTTTAACGATTATCGGTGGACAACTAAAACCGTCACTAATTGCTATAACGTATATCCTATCTACGATTGGAAAACCGAAGACATTTGGACGTATCACGCCCATTATCCGAAAAAACCATACAATAAAATATACGATAAAATGTATCAGGCTGGAGTAAAGTTAAGCCAGCAAAGGCTGTGTCAACCATACGGAGATGACCAGCGGCGAGGATTATGGCTTTATCATATATTAGAACCTAAAACTTGGTATAAGTTGGTCGAAAGAGTAAACGGAGCCAATTCTGGTGCTTTGTATATACAGGAAAACGGCAACATGACCGGTTATAATAAAATAACAAAACCTGAAAATCATACCTGGAAAAGTTTTTGTAATTTGCTTCTTCAAACAATGCCGAAAAAAACAAGAGAGCATTATTTGTATCGATTTAAAAAGTTTATTCATGGATGGCATCAGAGAGGATATTCTAAAATACCGGATGAATCGCCACCAGAGCTTGAAAATAAATGTTGGGCTCCGTCATGGAGACGGATGTGTAAAGTTTTATTGCGTAATGATTATTGGTGCAAAGGATTAGGGCAATCGCAACCAAAAAGCGAAGCGTATCAAATGTATAAAGAAATTAAAAAAAGAAGAATCGAATCAAAGAAAAAAACAAGGCAAAAGCAACAGGAGCTATTTAGTGCCTAAACTCCCCCAACTAATTGAAGACCGCCCGGTGCAGCGCCTTATAAACGAGGTCTACGAAGCGACGGCTCGATTTACAGGCTCTTTCACTATACCGGTCAAGCACCGCTATTACCGTGGCTTTTATCTCGGCATGAGCCAGATCGGAAAGCCGTGCGACCGGGATATATGGTACGGCTTTCGTGGAGCGCCGTCGAAGCCAAAAGACGGACGGATGCTGCAGCTTTTCAATGTCGGTGATTACATCGAACAGATGCAGATATTCTGGCTCGAAACTGCCGGGTATAAAATCACGGATCGGCAAGCATCGTATAAAGACCACAACGGTTTTTTTAGAGGTCATCCGGACGGCATCATCCACGGCGTCACATCGGCACCGCATGTATGGGACGCTAAAAGCGTCAATCTTAAAAAGTTTTCAGCGATAAAGCAGTTCGGCGTTAAGCACGTTTATCCGGGATATTACTGTCAGGCGCAGATGATGATGCATTATTCCGGCACGGATCGGGCGATTTATACGTTCGTCTGCAAAGATAATTCCGAGTGGTACGCCGAGCGGTTTTATTATAACCAAACCGACGCCCAGGCGCTTATATCCAGAGCCAAAAGAATAATCGTATCAAACGAAATACCGCCCAGGCCGTTTGAAATCGACAGCTTCTATTGCCAGTGGTGTGATCATCGTCAAGCCTGCTGGTATCCGGAGGAAACCATAGTGACGAATCAAGTTTGCGGAACATGTCATTTTTGCGTGTTCCCAGCGGGAACGTGCAAGCCGTGGTGTTCTCATCCTAAACATCCGTTCGAGATAAAAACATGGGGTACGGGGTGCCCGGATTGGAATGATCGATTTGAAAAATCAGGGAAAAGCTATGAAAGAGTGCCCGTCAGAGGAGATGGTAAATGCAGCGCTTGAGTTGCTCGACATGGGGTTTTCGATCCTTCCTGTTAAACGATCAGATAAAAGGCCGTACATAAAATGGGAAAAGTACCAAAAGAGCCACCCGACCGATGATGATATAATTCGTTGGTGGAATTCGTGGCCACATGCGAACATTGCCATCATTTGCGGTAAAATAAGCGGTATATTCTGCGTCGATGCTGATGGCCCAAAGGGAATCGAGTGGATGAATACGCATCTTCCGAAAACGGGAGTGTATTCGATTACGAAAAAAGGCATCCATGCCATTTATAAAATCCCGAAAGATTCAGTTATAAGAAACTCCGTCCGATTGGCACCGGAGGTCGATATTCGTGGAGAGGGCGGTTATTTCGTCGCACCGCCGTCTATCCATGAAACCGGGCATCAATACCGGTGGCAGTTTCTCATGGATGGCTGGGACGATTTGGCCGAATATGTGCCGCCGAATGGAGGCGGGAATCTCAATGTCGATTTGTCCACTATATCCGCGAAACTCGATACAGATAAAGTGTCCACCGGCATATCCAAGGGCGAACGTAACGTCATACTGTTTAAAGAAGCTTGCCGGTTGCGCGGCAAAAACCTCACCGAAGACGAAATATGGCTTTTATTAAAATCGTTTGCCGATAGGTGCGATCCGCCGTATCCGGAGTCAGAACTCCTTCCCACCTTTAAATCCGCTTTAAAATACGAGCCCGACGAAGCGCAGATTGTCATATCGGACGAAACGGTCGAGCCGGAGGTCTGTCAGTACGAAAATAACGATGTACCGTGTGAGGTTTTAAATCCCGGCGGGTTGCTGCAGGAGCTTATAGATTACATTGAAATAAACAGCACCGTATCCGTTCCTTTTTTCAGCCTCGCCGCAGCGGTTACGCTTCTTGGCAATGTCGCCGGTCAGAAGATCCAAACCGAAACCGGACTCCGGACAAACATCTATTCAATCGCTTTGGGTTATTCCGGTGCCGGTAAAAACGCACCGTTTTCCACCTTCCCGCAGCTTCTATCCCGCACCGCCGCCGCCAGAACGATAGGGCCGACCGAGCTTACAAGCTCAACGGCGATTCTGCGCTGGCTCAGTCAACCCGGAAGCGAAGTCACTTTTATGATGCTCGATGAAATCGGGCTTGTTTTAAAAGGACTTAAAAAACCGGATTCAGCGGCGTCTGATATTCCTCGTTTATTTATAAAACTGTTCAGCGCCACCGACAGGCCTGAGATTAAAAATTACGCAAACGGGGATGCCATCCGTGTCAACTGGCATCACTTAGCTATGTACGGTGCCAGCACTCCGGAGCGGTTCTGGGAGTCGCTGACCGGCGGTGAGGTGGCCGATGGTTTTTTAGCGCGAGTGCTTATCTGGGAGTCGCATCACGATGCACCGTTTCCGAAGTCGGTTATATCTTTCCATTCGTCTCCAAGCATTGAAAAACAGATTTCGGATATTTTTCAGATTGAGACAAAGATGGATACAGCCAACGGCAACCTGTCCGCTATTCCTGTGCCTAAAATTATATCCCGCACAAATGAAGCGCAGGAAATGTTTGAAACGTGGGCCAGAGGCTACCACAGCCTTAAAAACAGGCACAAAACAGTCGGTGACGGCATATCATCCATTTATGGACGAGCGGCTGAACACGCCGCTAAAATGGCGCTTATTCACGCGCTTTCTAAATGTGGGGTAGGTGTAAAAAAGGTCGATACGGATTCAATTGAGTGGGCGTGTAAAACCGTTGATTATTTAATCACAAATACCATCATTCAGATTCAAGAAAATGTTGCAGACAATGAGATCGTTCGCTGGAAACAGAAAATTGTAAAAGGTATTAGAAAAGGAATGCAAAGAAATATAACAAATACCATTTCGCAACGCGAATTAATGCAAAGGGAATGCCGAGGTCTGACGTCCAAAGACTTAAACCAATACTTGAAGGATTTAATTTCAACGGGAGAAATCGGCGCAAAAGAGGAGACGGCAAAAAACGGCAGGAAAATTATTTCCTATTTTGTCGCCAAAATAGTGTAGCAAACGCTTGCTATACTATATTTATAAGAAAATCATATGTTTAAGCCAAAAAAACAGAAGCGTAGCGTAGCACCTTCCAGGGGGAGAGAGAGATGGGGGTATACGCGAGATAAATTAGGATATTTATATACATATACACTACACTACTACACTATACTATATATATATAATATTATTACAAATATAGCGTAGCAATAGCGTAGTAAAACCATGCTGCACTTTACAACACTATGAGCGAACACCTTGAACAAGCGTTGTTTTTTGCCCGTTGTAAAAAACACAACATTGAACCGATCTACGCCATACCAAACGGCGGCCATCGTCATATCGCCGTCGCCGCAAAACTGAAAGCCGAAGGCGTCAAGCGTGGGATACCTGACATTCATTACCCGGTGGCAAATGGTAAATATCACGGCCTGTGGATCGAGATGAAAACCAAAACCGGGAGAGTGACGAAAGATCAGAAACGCATGATCGAAATATTACGGAAATTGAATCACAGGGTGGAGGTCTGCCGAAGCTGTGACGAGGCATGGCAAGCGCTGAAAAATTACCAGAAGGGGGTGGTTTAAAGAAAACGTGACCAGACGTGACTAGACGAGACGTGACTCGACGTGACATGACATGACAGGACAGGACGCGACTTGACATGACGAGACAAGACAACACAAGACAACTCTAAAAAAAAACAACCGGGAGGGGGTGTCTCCAAAATGGCACATCAACCGAAACAGTACGCCACGCAATACGAGCTAAACGGCAAAACCATGGCCGGAACCGTCGAAGCCGACAGCCTCAAGGACGCCGAGCGAAAGATTACACATAAGGGTGAGAGCGTCCTGGGTGAGATTGTCCATGTTATCGAAATGGAAAGCAACTGAAAAAATGGGAGACACGGCGCTTTTTATTATCTTGCTATGGTTGGTTACATTCATTTTGATCGCGATAACCTAAAGGCCGAATTTTGAGCGAAAAAAAATGGGGATACCCATGCAAACATTAAAGGTTTTCTGCCGATTGTGCGGCCTGACGTTTAGCGTACCGCTCAAAAATAAAGCAGTGGGCAAGGTCTGGGCGGATTGCATGGGCATCTGTCCGGCCTGTTGGATAAAAAAGCGAGAACCGACAAACGCGATAGGGAGGCATTATGGCGACGATCAGGGTTGACGTTAAAGACGCGATGGGGCGAACGACGACCAAGCTATTGGATGAAAAACAAACACGGGCTGTTCTGTGCCAGAAATGCGGTAGCGAGGTGTTCCTGACCGGCATGAAGCTGAAGCGAGTCTCTAAGATTCTGGTGGGATCGCCGAACGATCTGTTCGTTAACCTGCCGGTTGTCTACTGCGCCAAATGCCAGTTCGTTATACAGGACGACAGGCCGCGAAACGAGAGTAACAACGGTGACAAGTTGAAAGTGCTGAAATGATTAGATATAATTTAAATCGTGGGTCCTTCCTAAAGGCAATTCCAACACGGGTCGCTAACG